CACGCCATTACTGAAAAATGTGTAAGTGCTGTTGTAAGTCGTGAGGTAGTTGCAGTTCTCGTTTTTCAGCACGTTGACGTTCGAGCTTGTCAGCACCTCCGCTGTAACAGCTGGTTCTCCTTTAAAACCAAGATCGTATGCCTGGTCACTTGCTCCACATGCATATCCCATGATTGAGGCCACTGCATCCGCAACCGAGGAATACTGACCCAAAGTACGTGAGTAATTTGCCGCCTGTAGCGTCGAACATAGATTGCCGACCGAACCCGCCAATACTACAGAGTCCGCCGTTGTATAGAACAGAATGGTCGCCGGTGAGGCTGACTCGACATAGGCAGCCATTGCCTCAATATCCGAAGTTGCTGCTCCGATTACCACGGCAATATACCAGTCGCTATTGGCGGATCTGCATGCCGTGAGGGCTGCGGTTGCCGTCTCAAATCCATATGTCACCGATCCTGATGTCGCATCTATTGTGGCGTTTGCAGACAATGTCAATGTAACACCGTCTATATTTTTGCTTAGTATGGTTGTGCCAAAAGGGATGCCGGTACCGCTGATTAAATCGCCTACAGACATTCCAGTTGTACTGGCTACAACGAGTGTTGGTGACGCATGCGTCTGTGTCGTTATCGTTTTAGTGGCGCCTAAATATTGCACTCCGATTGCGAGTTTTGTCGGTTGCGGTGACTGCGAAAAATAAAGGGTTGCCGCAGCCAATAGCGCCGAGTTGTCGGAAAATCCGTCAGACATTACCTCGTCAATTGAGCTGTAAAGTTTAACTCTGACATCTTTAGTTATGAATGATGTCTTACCGATGATAAGGCCCAGCCCGAAGTTCTCAGTGGCTGTCGCCTGCGAGGGGAAATTGACAATGATATTGATTATGCTGTTAAGATTGAGCATTCTGATTCCACTCCTTTTTCGCTTTCTAAGATAATATCCGTCCCTGCTATCGCGGGGATCTCCGTCTGCTTTATAACAAGCTGATTAAACGAGGCGTGCAGGTCGTAGCGGTGATACCACTGCTGGTTTATTCTTTCAGGGAAGAATACGGCCTGCTGCACATCAGTAATCAGTGTGATGCCCTGTGCTGCAAATAAGTCTTTGATGGCTGGGTCAAATAACATTATACGGAGCGTGTCCGCCCATTCCATACCGTCATCACCGTAAAGCTGCCACTCAATCCGAAGGTTGCGGACGTACTTTGTCTGGCGGGTTGTGAGTGTCGGGTCAATCGCGCCATTCGTCTCCACGTCGAGCTGCTGATTTATATTTTGATTTTCAAAGTTGACTAAATAAAAAACATAGTTAAGATGTGGGTCACTCAGCACCCCCACGCTGTCCACGTAATTCAGAGGCGCGACGTTCTGAGGGTCTCCAACTATTACGTTGCCGATCGTAGCCGTCGCTGTGGCGGCGTGTGAGAGCACAAGCGTCGTTATATCTGTCACGCTCGTTATTGTCGTACCTACGTGTATCCCTGCCCCCGTGACGGTCTCCCCGTCGTACATGCCCGCCGTGGATGTAACTTTAAGAGTTGCTGAACCGGTCGTCATGTGAGTAACGTGGCCGACTACCGCCTGTGGAGGATTTGCGACTCCGGCCAACATCTGGACGGTCGTGCTGTATGTAAAATCCATGAGGTCTTTGAATAAACTCATAATGCTCCCATCCTCACGGCCTCGGCCTTCACAAATCCGTACATTCTCCGGTCGTAGACACTGGTGATGCGGTATTTCACCTCGTAGGCCGTCCCTGAATTCTCGACGACAATGTCTGATATGTTTTTGCCATCGGCCCTCTCTCGCGTGACATACACTTCGGATTTTGCGTCAAGGTATATGTTGACGTATCCGGTGGCTCTGTCTCCCTGCTCTGTCTGCTGTATCTCTTTGCTGTTCGCTGGGTTGACCATGACACCACGGAAGACGATGTCCGTTGTGGTACTTTTATATTCGGAGCCTTCGAAGTGGCCGCCGCTCGTGCGCCGTATTGTGATAGGCTGTTCAAAGTCTGGGTCGTGTATTATCTCTGAGACGTCTATCATTCACCCTTCCCCCTCACAATATAAGTGATTGATTGTCGGAGCGCACCGGTGTCAATCAGTGGCTTGCTACTCTTCTTGCGTTTGATGGTGCTCTCGGAGTTCGGCGGCCAACCATTTTTCGCGTTAGTGAACCAGCCTTTGACCTCATTGCTGGCGTATATCCCTGCGTTTTGCAGGTCGCTCGCAAAAGGTTGCCCATTCATGGCGGACTTTGCCGCTTGAATGAGAAGCTTACCGATGGAGGCTTTCGCGTCCTCGATCGCCGGTTCAATAATAGGGCGAGCAGGCACCTGATACGCGAAACTGCCATGCTCATGAAGGTACATTTGGAGGACGGTGCTATACTTGACTCCTCGGTCAATCTCTGGCTGCATTTCGGTTCTGACGGCTCTGGGGCGAACTCCATGTGTATGGATATAGACGAGGTCCGCATTGCCAAGGTCACCTCCTGACCGATTATCCTCATTGCTTGGGACTCCGACGCAGACCTTTTGTTCTGCGAGCTTTTTAACTCGCTCCATGAGCCCCTCCACGCCGCCGTTGCTTACGGTGTGCGTTGCCCTTACCATATGCCCATCCCACCCTTACCGACGAGACGCGCTGCTGTGGCGAGTTGTACGCCGTAGGTTGTCGACTTTAAATCGCCATATCCTTGCAGATCCTGCATGATGGCGCTGGCGTCATAACTGGCTGACACATCTCCGACGCTCTTACTGGTATTTATGAGCATCGGGTTAGAGCCGCTCGATGCCTTAAGATAAAGCGTGATGTAATGCGCTATATAGTTGCACATACCTCTTGTCCATTGGCTGTGCCAGCGTCTTTGAATAATCTTCGCATTGGCCTCGGCCAGTATCATATCAAATACGGCATCGGGGACATTCAGCCCTTCAGTCGGTGGGTCGCCCTCTGCCGGTATTGTCGTGGTTTTAAATTCCGGGTATATCCCGAGGAAATCAGACGCAGCGAAGGCCGGGTTGTCTCCGGCCTTTATATTCGATGCGCCAGCGATTATCTCCGCAGCCGGTACCACATAGTCGGAACCTTGATCGCTGTAAAATATATTAAAAGGGTAACCGGGCATTGATAATCACTCCTTTATTTCTGCGGCGAACCGCCGTCTATGATTCCGAGTGTTTCGGCCTTTTCTTCGAGCTTTGTCTTTGTGCGCGAGGGCCGCGGGTCTTTGAGAACTTTGTCGATGTTCTGGGGTTTGTCGATTATAACGACGTCCCCTCTTGCAACGGCACTGTTGAAGTAATCATCTTTAAGCAGGAACTCCGGCACGTCATAAGTAAACGTTTGAGCCGGGCACTTGATGCGCCTGTCTTTTTCACTGGTGCTGTTCGCGTTTCTAAACGCAAAGCTTTTTTTACTGAATATGGTCATACAAAATCTCCTCTTATTTTGTGAATTTGCAAGATAAACGGCAGGAACTTATTGCCCCTGCCGTTGCATGTTATGAATGCGCCGGACTAAATTCCGTCACAATATCTCATGGTAGTCGGGTAGAGCACTTTGACCTGCCCGATCTGGCCTGCGAACGCTGTGAGATATGCCTGCTGCCCGACATCGGGTGCGGTCATTATTCTGGTGCAGGGTACTGTGAGATCGAAGTTGACGAATTTCTCCTCCATGCAATAACCGACCATGCGGTCATCTGCGGTTCCGCCCTTAACTCCTGCGGTATCTGTTCCGCCTCCGGCGCCTATGCACCATCTTGACGGTCTGATCGTCAGCGTTTTGCCGAAGTTTTTGGAGACGTTGTTTGCCATGATGTAATCGAGAATGGACTGCGCGCCTGCGAGCGTCATCGGCTGCAGGAGCAGACCGAACTGCTGAGGAGGCACAAGGATGTGATTTATCACGGCGCTCTCGTCGTATTCACACTCCATGTATGCCGACATGATCATGGCGTTAACGTCGTTGAGGATATCGTCCGGGGTCTTTTTAGACCATGCGGTATATGTCGAACTCGCCGCATCTTTTCCCACGTCCTCAGCGTACACATTGGGGTTGTTTACAAGACCGAATGTCCCGTAGTTCGCAAACCCGAGGTATGTGTTCTGGTCGAGCGCTTTATTAAAGCTTAACCGGATGCCGTCGTTGTACATCTGGTCGAGGCTCTTCGTCGCGCCGGTTTTCTGATATTTCTCGTTGTCGATGAAGCTGATCTTCATGTTGTGTCCCCATGTGAGAACCACATAGACGTCCTTGCTGACGTTGGCTTGAATCATCGGAATGCCGTTTGACTGGCCGCCGATAATTCCATAGTCATTGTCGCCGAGGTTGCCGCCCACTGTGGCGTAGTCCACAAACACGTTTGAAGTGTAATCGACGAATCCGCCGCCGGGGATGATGTCGATATCCTTCATGTAACTGATGTTGGTCAGCGGCTCGAGCAGCTGCGGATCACGTTTTTCGAGTTCGCCGCGGAGGAACGCCAATCCGCTTGTTGCTATGGCGTCTCCGACCATCCCGTCTCCTACGCATTGGCGGACTTTTCCTGCCCTTAATGCGTTAAGTACTGATTTGGTATTCATCGATTAGCTACCTCCTTCGGTGATGTTGTTGGTGATCGAAATCGCTGCGCTGACCATTTCGAGCTCGGCCACATAGTTGCCGTCTTTGGCTCCGGTCGCCCATTTGCAGTTTGGCAGAAGGACTCCGGTGTCGGTGCTGGGACTTGTCGGCGCCACAATATCAAAATACTTGAACTTGTGGGTCGAGTCGAACACGGCATAAACCGCACCGCCCGCCGTGAGTGATGCACTCGGATTGACGCCGACTGTGAGAAATCCCTGCTGCAGAACGTCGCAGCTCTGGTTGACTTCGTACTGCCCGAGTGAGTTGCTTGCGTAGATTGTCTGCTGCTTCACGTTGCGGAGCGAAACTCCTGCGAATACGTCAGCGGCACTGTCGTACGCAAAAAGGTCATAGCTGTTGTCACTGTTGAGTTCGACCGGATATCCGAACGGGATTGCGGCGGTCTTTACAGCTCGAGGCATGATGAATGTCCGCGGGTCATTCCGCGAGACATTGCCGGGGTATCCGAGGTTGAGGGATTTACCGATTACTGATGCTGGCATATTATTTGCCTCCTTCACGGGCAGCCTTGCAGTTTCCTACGAAGGTTTCCGCTTTTTGTGATATTGTTTTGTTCTCGGGTTTCGCGTCGTGTGCATGGTGAGTCTGGGTTGCCTTGACTATGGCACCATAGACATTGCCCGAGGGCTTTGGAGCCCTGACCATTGCCAGAAGTTCATTGACAGCTGCGTCTTTTGCAGCGCCTGCAGGCATCTTCGCGACGATGGGTTTCCGGCTGCGGACATAATCGAGAATTGCAGAGTCGCCTGTGGAGCTGCAGTCCTCTGTCGGTTCGCCCTCCTCGAGTGTTTTGGATTTGTCGTCGCCATCGTTATCCGGCTCGGGGTCAGGTTCAGGATCACCGGGTTTTTCGCCAAGCTCGGCATCAAGTGCATCCATACCCGTGGGTATCTCGGCATGAACCTCTTTGTCGGACTTTACAAGTTGCTCGAGGATCCCCATGATCCTATCAAACTTGCTATCGACGTCTCCGCCGCCAGCCGGAGTTTCGTCTGTGGGCACTTTGGGTTT